TGTAAGAAATCAGTGGCCATTATCTGATCGTGATATCTATGATTATGCTCAGGAAAAATATGGTGTTGATGTTAATATGACACGCTTCTACGAAACTAAAGAAGTAAAAGATAGTAATGGTAGATTGATTATGCCAAAGGGACAGATTGTTGATGCATATTTCAAATCACCAAAACCAAAAGTAGATACTGCACCAACATCATCATACGTTCGATTCTGGGACAGTGGTCTTAATACAGAAGTAACAAAAACTGATATTACATCTCCCGTTACTAACTTTGAATATGAAACTAGATTGAATGATGAGAAGAGAGGAATATTTGTATTAAGACCATCATATCTACAGCAGTTCTTATCTAATAATAGAACTCTTATGTTGTATGGTAGTTCTACACAAACAGTAAGTAGAAAAATCAAGAAAGGGGAAAATACTAGAATCTGATCACCACAATAGATCTAGTTTCTTATCAAAGATCATAACGTATCGGTGTTTACGAGATCTGTCTTTCCACTCACCCTCTGATCCCTTGACACTCCCTCTAGAGTGTTTAGTTCCGTCTGCAAAGTAGAAATCTTTCTTTGGTTCTGATAAACCGCAATACCGAAAGTTGCAAGCGCGATAAATTGTACCAGAATGATGGTCACTATCAGCGTATGAGATAATCCCCCTAACGTTGGTCTCTTTTCTAAGGCGTCTAATCGCTTTTGATACGAACCAAGAAGTGATATTATACTCGCTCTGCTGAGTAGTCGGGTGGATGCAGAGTCTTGATAGTTCAAAGAGTCCATCTTGTTCATGACGTTGTAATCCAAAAGCACCTTGTGCAATTTCAGGAACAGGGAGACCTGTAAAAATACAGACTCCCTGAATACCACCAATGTTTAGTGGACAAAAATCATTGTTTTTGTATAGACCGTAATTATAACCAGACTTAAAGGTTTTGGAAACATCCTTCAAATAATGAAACCGCAGAAGTAACTCTGCGGCTTCGGATTTGGTTACACGATCTATAGTATAATCAGATTTCACTAATTAATCTTTCCAACCACCAGATTTTAACCAGTTATTATGATGTGGGTTATCCCAAGCATCATTAATTTCATAAGAAGGCATAATCACTTCTTGAATATAACGGCGGTTTTCTCTGGCGATAGAGAGACTCTCTGCTTCGAGAGTCTTTACTCTACCATCAATCTGAGAAGACCACCATACTACACCTGCTCCCTGAACTAGTAGGAAGGAAACAATAGCAAAGGGGATCTTAAGATCTTTCATCACTCTTCAGCAAGTTTAGCGAAGTAGGAGAGAGCATCATCATCTTCATCAGAAGAACTGGAAGCAACGATGTCCTCTGCGTTGAAATCACCAGGGGTAGAAGTCACTGCGGGTGCAGCACCACGGTTAGAAGCACGGAAATCTTCCTCTGCCTCAACAGTTTCCTGATCCTGGAAACGAGGGGTGCCCTTGTTACCCAGAACATAATCAAGACGCTTCTTCAATGCATCATAGTCCTTGAACTGATCAGCAGCAGTGAACTCAGAGAGGGAGAACTGCTTCTTCCAGATTGCTTCCATTGCATCATCGTCGTCCAAGAGTGCGCTTTGTGCAGCGAACTCAGAAGAATCGTAGTTACGATAACCTGCAACGTTCTTTGCCTTCAGTTTGAAGTTGGCACCTTGCCAGAAGTCGAACGGATCGATTGCTTCCTCGTCCTCAAACTCAGGTTGCATAGCAGCAGTCAGTTTGTCAAAGATCTTCTTGCCATACTTGTAGAGCATCACTTTACCCTCGTTCTGAGGATTAGCAGGATCCTTCACAACATAGATGTTGCTGATGTAGGTGAGTTTACGCTTCTGCTTACGAGCAGCATCTTTACCTGCATCGGTGCCGTTGTTCCACAGCAGCGAGTTATATTCAGACACAGGATCTTTCTGCCCCAGAGTGGTCAGAGAGTTCTCGATGTACCAACCACCAGGACCTTGGAAGGCGTGGGAGTAGAGTTTCACAAACGGTAGATCCTCACCGTTGGGAGCAGGCAGGAAACGGATAACGGCATAACCATTGCCGCTCTTATCACATTCCAGTTTCCAGAGACGGTCATCACCTGAACCGCCAGTATTATTCATTTTTTCAACTTCCTTAACCAGTTTTTGGGTAAGGGAGCCCAGTTTAGATTGCTTCTTAAGGTCAGCAAAAGACATTTAGATTTCCTCGGATTGTTTGGATTTGGGGGATTTACTTGGATAGTATAACGAAGTTTTGCTCAGGTGTCAATGTGATCCTTGAGCGATTCAATGGTCTTGTTCATACTATCGAACAGTAGATTCAGATCGGTTTCAGGGGGGAACCCCATCATAGCAACCGACTTACGTAGGTTCTCTTTCATCTCAACCGCTTGGGGGTCGTCCGAAAGAGATAACCTAGTATACATCACTCTCTGCTTTTCTAGCAACATTGCTAGTTTATCAACTTTATCTATCCTTGCATCGCGGTCCATAGAACTGAAGGCAAGGAGAGACCCATAGATCTCTTCCTGGAGTGTATTAATCTCCTTCAACTCTTCTTGTATGATTTCGGAATCGAAAAAATTACTCATGAACTATTGACCGCAATACTTTTTTATATTGAAATACATCAATATTTATGAAGGGATTATACTTTTTAATTTTAAGACTTACGGTTTCCCACACAGGATCATCCAACTTCTTATCCATGATAGATACGAAATCAAAGATCTTATTGAAGATAACCAAAGTCTCTAGACTAATCTTTCCACCAAGATACCTTTTTAGGATTACTGGATGACCTTTGGAACAACTGAAGAGTTCTGCCAATTTTCTCTCCGAGAGTAATTCGTTGCTTTGTTCTTTGAACAAGTAACTCAAACTCTGCTGTCGTTTCATCCACTCGGCGTATGTCCTTTCTCCAGAATTGATAATTTCTCCAATCCATAGGTTCTGTGGGTTATCGGTGGAAACAAAATTTGCTAGTAGAAAATCTACTACTTCTTTATCAGAATATTTTCTAGAGGTTTTTTCAAACCAATACTTATCCTTCCTCTTATTGAATGAGGATACAGTAGCGCGAGATTTTCCTCCATACTTAAAAAAGTCATATTTACGATTAGTAAAATGACTCTTCATAGAAAGATATGTTTGGTAGGTCTCATATGGTGTCACTTTCAACATCTGCGAAATCAATTCCTTCAATACAATCAACGGTCACACTATGTTGACCAACACGATACCAGTGATGCATTACACCACAAATATCGGGTTTTTTTCCAAGATACTCTAGATTATCGCTTTCATTTTCACGCAACCATGCCTGAAGACGATGGTGCATTAATTCATCGCGAGAAATCATAGAGGCAATTTTGCTCTTGAAGTTTTCTTCATAAAGTTGAGACGGATAGCATCCCACTTGAGGCGTTCTTTCAAAGATTTTGAAACAAGCTTCGTTACCGATTCTACCTCAAGTTCGTTCACTTCGCAATAGTGAACAATAGCATCGATATAATTAAGTTTTTCCTCGGCAACAATTTTCTCAATTTCAAGAGCAAATTTTGAAGGTGTTAAAAACTTATTCTCGATTGCCTTTTCTAGTTCCTTATTTGGTTCCATAGAGCTCCAGTTTATCTGCAACAAATTTTCTAATGTATTTGCTGAGAAGTTTGATGTACTTTGATTTGTCTCTTTCTTCATAGACCACGCATTCTCCATTTTCACAAGCCATAATTATTACAAGTTTTTTGACAGAAATACCTGTCAGTTCATACAACATACAACCGTATGCCATACATTGTACGAAGTAGTGATCGATCCACTCTCGTGGTTTAGGTTTTGCAGATGTTTTAAAATCGATTATTGCTAACTCACCGTTATATTCGGCAATACAGTCAACCGTTCCAGCAATACCAAGTTCCTTACTATATAGGGAACCTTCTAAAGCGTAAATATTATTTATGTTTTTTAGAGTTTGCTTTGAAATCTTGAAGAGAAAATCAGAGATGGGTTGAACCGTAGGAAGTTCCTCATTCTTTAGAAAGTGTTCGGTAAGAGTGTGCATATCAGTGCCACGACTTGTAGCACGTTTAGTGATACGATCTGCCTCTTCATTACCAACTTTCTTACGCCATTTGACAAAGATCTCCTTATTAAAATGACTGGTCACCGAAGTGATGGAGACCAGTCGGAGGAGTTCTTCTTCATCAGGAACTGAGTAATACCTTACCCCATCAATTGTCTCCCTCTCAAGTTGAGGGAGACTCACATCAACATGATTGAACATTAAAAACCTGCGTCTTTTTTTGCAACTAGATATTCTTTACACAGACCAGAACGAACAATATCATCAAGACCAAACTCAATAATATCAAACGATGGCATTGCTCTAAGAATTCTCATAAAATCGATAATTCCGTTTCTTTCATTAGTTTTCTGCAAATCAGATTGAGTTGCATCACCGCAGAAACAAATACGGGTATTTTCACCAACCCTTGTAATTATACTATCAAGTTCATGAAAATTCAAGTTTTGGAATTCATCAACGATAACAATAGCATTATCAAGAGTTGTTCCACGAAGGAATGAAGTGGACCAGAACTTAATAGTCTCCTGTGCCTTCAGATTAGCATACAGCATCTCAAAGTCAGCATCAGTAGGCATCTGGAACATGTATTTGACCATGTTCTTATATGGAATCTGATAGATATCAGACTTATCTTCATAAGTTCCAGGAAGGAATCCAATCTCTCTGGTGGATACAAGAGAGCGCACCAGATAGATTCTCTCGTAAGGAGTATTATCGTTTAAAACGTCTTGAAGGGCATTATACAGTGCAATGAATGTTTTACCCGTTCCAGCACAACCATAAGCGATAAGATGTTTCTCCTCTGCATACGAATCAAAAAATCGTTTTTGATTATCTGTTAACGGATCAATATCGACTAGTAAATCTGTATTGATCGGTTTTTTCCTTCTCATTTGTTTGGCAGTCATGCCAATTCCAATAGGGGAGTCGTTCTTTCTCTTTCTAGTTGGCATAAGTTACTTAGATCTTTTTGACAGTTGAACCAGGTGCTTTTTGTGCCTTGGCGAGCACATCATTCCATCCAGGAGCTTTCTTGCGGAGTTTATCCTTCCACTCTCCAACCTCACCAAAAGATGGCGCGTTTTCGGGTGTATAGTATCTTTCCCATTCGGGATTGTCTTTTCTCCACTGATCCCAGTCATGAATACTCATTACAACATCTTTCGTTTCACCAGTTTCTTTGTTCTTTACAGGATATGTTGCCATAGTTATAAATGATATATTTTTATTTAGACCCACTCAAGTGCTTCTGCACAGGTCGGAAATTGCTCTATAAACACTTTCTTACAACCCTCTGCAAGATCCATATGTTCCTTCTGAGTGCCATTAGCAGTTCTCAGATTGATATAATGGATCCATGACCTGCAAGAACCGGACATATAGATTCTTGTGGGTGTGGCGAGGGGAAGCACAAAACGTGAACACTCTTTTGCAATTCCCATATCAAGCATAGATTGATACAGTGTCATTGCTTCATCAAAGTGACGACGAATCTTGATTTCAAACTCTTGCTTCACAAAAGGATCAATATCATCAATAGAGTTCTGACGATTCTTTGTATCTTGACGGCGAAGATCAAACATAGGAATCTGATCCGCAAGCATTGAACTATCAGCGTAGCGTTGCGAAAATTCCTGGTACGTGAAAGAACGGTGACGGAGCACTTG